ATCACGATCTAAGCGGGTTTTTGATCCTGTCCAGTGAGTCAATTCGTGCAGCGCTGTAGCATAGTAGCTAGAATCATCTTGGAATGATTCCTTATTAGGCAGATTGATAAAATCACCTGTAGGCGAATAAAAAGCAGAATTCCCGCCATGCCTAACAGTAGCGCCAGTCTTAAGAATCCGATCATCTAGTGCTGGTTGTGGATTGAATACCCTTGGATCGAGATCCACTGGTTTAGCTATCTCAATTCCATCTACTTGATCGGCATTAAATACAAAATAGGTCTTAAGGCATGAATAAGCAAAATTCTCGCTATCACCTGATTCTGTCGTTTTCTCACCTGTCACTTTTTTGTAAAAGACTATTTTTGTACCCTTTTCACCTTTTCGTACTGTCCCGCCTAATTCCTGCCATTGTTTAAATGATCCATAAAATGGCGCGCTGTAACCCTTGATAGCGTTATTCATACCTAGAATTAGACGATTGATGCCGTTATATTCTTTTTTTGAAACAATGTTTTTTTCTGCGCTACTGTCTGCCTTCCAAGGCTTAACCCAAGGTGCTGCACCTTTTTCCATCTCGGCAATGATTGAATCGGTTACTTCTTGATAGATTGCATTTTGCATTTTAATTTCCTTTTAAGTTAAAAAGTGGCGGGATCTCACCGCCTGGTGTTACCTGGTGAATTAGTCTAATTTATCTACAATGATCTCTACTGTTTTTCCTTGAGCGATAAACTCCCTGGCTGCTAAGTTTGCACGCTTAATAGAGGTGTAGTAGTCAATATATGATCCATCTACTACTAAGCGATAGACTGTTGAGTTTTGAATTAGTGTTGACATTGTTTACTCCCTGGTAGTTAAGTTAGATTATGAGATTAGATCTCATAGGTATGATTATATACATTAGAAAAGAAAAGTAAACAATCTTTTAAAAATAATTGTTGTGTTGTTTTTTCGCATAGCTATAATGTCTATACTTAGATTGTCTATTGTCTATATAGATCTATAGTCTATTTCATATAACTTATAGGCTACTTAGTAGATAGTCTTATATATAGGTAAGGCGTAAAAGAGAATGGGGGATGGATAACCTACTCTGTCCCCTTTACGCAATTCAATAAGGGGTAGGGGTCATCTCTCATTAGATCAGAGCTTTAAACAGGCATAGGATCAGTTTAAATGGGATCGGGAACGATTCAGAATAAATCTATAGCGAGATTGACTTTTAAGATGGGCATGGGCATCGAAAGGGTGTGACCCCTCTCGCACCTCCCCCCAAAAAAAATTAGTGTTTTTACAAAGTCTGAAAGCAGACGGTATTGGGTGTGATCTCTATACGGTCAGAGGTTGTGCCGTAGATCTTGCGTGATAACACGCTGTTCTGATTGAATTTATTAAAGGTAGTCCACAGTGGTCCTGTATCTACCGCTTCAATATGCTTGCAGTATTTGGATAGACTTCCAATCCCAGTCACATCTAAACCCATCTCTAAAGTAGATAAACCCATGCCTGTAGGGTTCGTTGTGATGACAGAAAACCCCTCGTTTAAAAGATTGCGTACCCGATTCTTAAAGAACTCAGGGTTAAAGTCGGGTAATTGCCCACTGTTGGGGGTAGCGTTAATGATGAAGTAATCAAAAGTAATGGGAATAGGTGCGTTCAAGGCGGGGTAATCGAATAAGAAATCTTCCTTGCAAGCGATGGGGTTAGCAACTTCTAACCTATCGGAGAGGTAATCAAACCAGCTTTGGTGGAACACCACCCAATCACGCCTAGCCTGGTGGTTATAAAAGAAGTTCTGATAGCCTATCCACGCATTATGAGCGCCTGGGGAAATACTTAACCCTTGCAAGCCTATAGGCATATCTTCTAAAAGCGGGGTGAGTTGATTGTGGTACTGAGGATTACAGTGATGGGTGAACTCTAGGTCAGGGTTTTGCTCACACACCTTACGCAAATAATGTAGATGAATGAGGTTATCCCCTAGATGATATTCGTTGTATGTGTGTATCATGGTAGTATATGATGAGTTAAGTTATAAGGAGAATACTACATGAATATTGTTGTTGAAAAAAATATTCCCATACCCCCTGAGAAAAAGCGCAATGTGTACCCATATAAAGTCATGGAGTGTGGGGAAAGTTTCTTTATCCCACAGGGGAAGATTCAAATTGTCTGTAATGCCAATTACCGTACAGGCAAGCAGTTAAGCAAAAAGTTTATAGCCAGAAAAGAAAAAGAAGGGGTGCGAGTATGGAGAACGGAATAAACAACAAGATGGAAACCGTAGAGCAATATATTTCTAAAGCAGACGATCAAGCAAAGAAGATATACATGGATCGGATCTGGCGGATGGAAAAAGATGCCATCTTCCATGAATTGATGAGAGTGCATGGGGAATCCTCCAAGCTCTTACTTAGAGCAGAAAAAGAAATTGCCTATCTCAAGTCCTTATTAGATGGTCCAGAGGATGGAGATGCAAGGCATTGAGCTATTGGCTAAAGAGCGCCTGATTTATAAGACAGAGATGTTAAGGGCGATTTCTTGCAAGACCAAAAAGCAAAAGATAGCCTTGGCAAAAGAATGGCGAGAAAAGTACAGTCCAATGACCTATGACGGTTTAATTAGCCTTGCTAAGAACCATACAGCCCGTTTAAAAGTGGCTTATTGGGATTTACCTCACTTTGAAGAAAAACGAATGGAGAAACACAATTGAAAACTTATGTTGCTGGACATACTGGATTAGTGGGCAATGCTTTAGTTTCTAAGCTAAAAGAAAAAGGCTATAAAAATATCATTACTCGCACCCATAGCGAATTAGATTTAACCAATCAAGCAAATGTATCTGAGTTTTTTGCTACTGAAAAGCCAGATGAAGTTTATATTTGTGCTGCCAAAGTCGGTGGTATTTATGCTAATAGCACCTACCCCGCTGACTTTATTTATCAAAATTTAATGATTCAAAGCAACATTATTCATCAATCTTATGTGCATGGCGTTAAAAAATTGATGGCTTTAGGATCAAGTTGTATTTATCCTAAATTTGCTAATCAACCTATGAGTGAAGATCAGCTTCTTGCGGGCAAATTAGAGCCTAGCAATGAACCCTACGCCATATCTAAAATTGCAGCTATAAAAATGTGCGAAAGTTACAACAAGCAATATGGCACAGACTTTAGAACCGTTATGCCTACCAACTTATACGGACCTAGGGATAATTATCATCCTGAAAATAGCCATGTAGTGCCAGCAATGATTCAGCGTTTTCACAAAGCCAAAATTAACAAAATACCTAAAGTAACTATGTGGGGTACTGGTAGCCCATTAAGAGAAATATTGTATGTAGATGACATGGCTGATGCGAGCATCTTTGTAATGAATTTAGATAAAAATCTTTGTAAAGAACATATCAATATTGGATCTGGAGAAGAAATATCTATTAAAAAATTAGCTTACACTATAGCGCAAGTAGTTGATTATAAAGGTGAAATTGAGTTTGATCCTACTAAACCAGACGGTACACCTAGAAAATTATTGGATTGTTCAAAATTAAATAATTTAGGTTGGAAACCAAAAGTAGGGTTAAAAGAAGGATTAGGTATTGCTTACTTAGATTATTTATCATGAAAACCGCAGCCGTAGTGACCGTCACCAACGGCAAACGCCCAACAGAGTTATCCAATTGCTTTAAATCTATTGCAAGCCAAAAAGGAATAACCCCAACGCATTACATTTTGTGTGACGGGGACTTTAATACTTTTGTTGAACTTAGAAGGTTATATGCTAATAATTGTGTAAAGATTTGTTACTGGGATGGCAAGATTGGTGGTAACGGGTATGCGGGGCAACGGTGGTTAGCTGGAGCGCCTCAATTGATTACCGAAGATGTCACTTTCTTTTGCAATGACGATGATTGGTATTCTTTCGACCATGTGAAAAGTATCATGGATAAAATTGATGAGGGCTATGATTGGGCTTATAGCCTTAGATCGGTTCACGATAAGGAGGGCAACTTTTTGTTTGATGACAATTGCGAAGCCCTTGGAGAACTGCACGATACATGGAATATTCCAAATCACCGCTTTGTGGATTGGTGTATGTGGGGTATGAAAACGCAATATCTCAAACAATTGGCTATTTTGCTAAATAAGCCTGATTCTACGGTAGATCGCCAGTTCTATCAGGCAGCTACCCGTCTTGTTCCCAACTTTACCTCTACAAACAAACACACCTTTCACTTTAGGATGGGTGGAAATTGTGGAGTGCAACCTGAGTTCTTTATTGAAGGTAACAAGCGCATTTTAGAGAAGTTTGACGGTAAATTACCTTGGATCATTACATGAGCCAGTTTAATCTTCAAAACTTTTACCACTTTTGTAGGCAACTTAAGATTGAAACCAAAGAGCAAGGTTTACGCAAATTAGATAACCTCATGGGTTCGCAAACCTATGTTATGAATGAGATGGCTAAAGGCTTGGCAGATGGATGCCACTTTTTTGTCATTTTGAAAGGAAGGCAACTTGGAATCACCACTATTTCACTCGCACTCGATCTCTACTGGCACTTCACACACCCAGGGCTTCAAGGAACACTTACAACAGATACGGAAGAAAACCGAGATATGTTCCGATCAACCCTTGCCATGTATATGGATGGTTTGCCCAAGGAGTACAAAATCCCGATCCTTACTCACAACAGAAATGCTCTTGCCCTCAAGAACCGCAGCCGTCTGTTTTATCAAGTCGCTGGGCTTAGAGCTAAAGGAAGTCTGGGTCGTGGTAAGGGTATTACATTCCTACATGGAACTGAAACATCCTCGTGGGGGGATGAAGAAGGATTAGCTTCCTTGTTAGCTTCCCTTGCGGAAACTAACCCTGATCGTCTGTACACCTTTGAATCTACAGCTCGTGGTTTTAATATGTTCCATGAGATGTACACCACTGCTAAACGGGCTAGAACCCAACGGGCAATCTTTTGTGGGTGGTGGCGTAACGAGATGTATAGCCTAGATCCTGAAGGTCAAACCTACAAGGTGTACTGGGATGGCAAGCTCACAGGCGAAGAAAAGGAATGGGTCAGAGATATTAAGAAGCTCTACGGGGTGGAGATCAATTCCCGCCAGATTGCTTGGTGGCGTTGGAAATTGTACGAAGGAATTAAAGATGATAGCTTGATGTATCAGGAGTTCCCGCCTACCGAGGACTACGCTTTTGTAATGACGGGAACATCATTCTTTTCTAATGCGAGGTGTACTGATGCTGTTAAAAAACTTAAAAAGATTAAGTGCGATTATTACCGCTATAGTTTTGGGGTTAATTTTCAAGATACAGAAGTGCTTAAATCTACAGAAAGACTTGCCACCCTTAAAATATGGGAAGAACCTGTTGATACTGCTTACTATGTTATTGGTGCTGATCCTGCTTACGGCTCTAGCGATTGGGCTGATCGGTTTTGTATTCAGGTGTTGCGGGTATATGCCGATGGCTTGGAGCAAGTTGCATCATTTGCTACTTCTGAATTAAACACCTACCAGTTTGCTTGGGTCATATCCCACTTAGCGGGAGCGTATAAAAACTCCACATTAAACTTAGAAATCAATGGTCCAGGTCAAGCGGTCATCAATGAGCTAAGAAACCTCAAGCGCCAAGCTGCTGCAATGGGTACGGCATTAGGCAAAGACTTAATGGATGTGTATGGCAATATGCAAAACTACATTTGGCGTAGGAACGACACCCTTGGTGGCATGAGCAATTCCATTGGTTGGATGACTACATCAGCTACTAAAGAGCGTATGCTCACCTATATGAAAGATTACTTCGAGAGAGGTATGCTCGATCTGTGGGATATGGACACCATTGAAGAAATGAAAACCACTATTCGTGACGGAGGATCAATTGAAGCCTCTGGTCGCAACAAGGATGATAGGGTAATTGCTTGCGCCCTAGCTTGTGCAGCCTTTGCCGAACAGGTGCAGCCCAGGCTTATTGCGCAGAAGATTACCAGACAAGTTTCTAGGGTACAAGATGACTTTACAGCAGAGCAACTCACAGTCGGAAGAAATGTAAGCGATTACTTAAAGAAAATTGGGGTTTATGGACAAAGTTAAAAATTCTTTGCCTAGATTTGAATTAAAACGGGTAATGAAGCGGTTTTTACAAGACAAGAATAGGGGAATCTCTATGCCTTTGTTTGCGGACTTAGCTGGCATCTCTTTAGCTCATTTAAAAGATGTTTTTTTGTATGAAACCGAACCCCTCACAGAATATGTCCAAAGACGAGTATCAAAAGCCTATACAGAGTGGAAAGATGGTGAAGTAGCCATTATGCAAAACCGAGATAACACTCGATTTGTCCAATACCGAAAAGAAGCACGCCCAACTTTAGAAAGAACTACGGGATTGCAATTGGTTAACGGAGAGATTAA